GGTTATAGTTATGAAAAAAATGATATTGCTACTATTCATTCTAATACTTTTAATTTTTAATGGATGTACTAAATGTGAACCACAAATCGTTATTAAAACAAAATACATTAAAACTAAACAAAAAGAATTCATCAGTCTTGAAACTGAAGAAAACTGTACTTTTAATAAGGGTATTAACTTTGGCGATTTAAACAATACTTCGTTCTGGGTAAATAAAGAAAAATTTGCAGAATGTTCAAATGTATCAATGAGACGAAAAGATAAAAATCTCATTTATCAAAAACAAAGGAAAAATAATGCCAGTTAAAAAATGTAAAGTTGATAGAAAAAGTGGCTGGAAATGGGGAAATTCAGGTAAATGTTATACAGGACCAGGTGCTAGAGAAAAAGCAGAAAAACAAGGCCGGGTAAGTAAATCAAGAAGTAAAAAATAATGAGTCATTTCATAAGACATAAGAAGTTCAGCTCTATTGGACATCAGTTAACACGACAAGTGGAAGCTGGTAAACTTTATAAGACTAATCGTAAGATTACTGATATTATTGTTCATTGTTCTGCTTCACCACAAGACCGTAGCGACGATGTTTATACGATCGATAACTGGCATATTGATAGTTTTGGATCTGGTATAGGTTATCATTATGTAATACTACCAGATGGCACTATTCAAAAAGGTAGATGGGTCGATTATCCGGGTGCTCATGCGAAAGGTTTTAATAAACATACTATCGGTATTTGTTTTATCGGAGGAATGGAATATAATGATATAACCCCTCAACAATTAGAGGCTGTTAAAACGCTCACCAGACTATTAATCTCTGATAGTATGTACAAACTATTACCAGAAGTGATAAAAGGTCATAATGAGCTTTCCGGACACTTTACTCGAGGTTGTCCTATGACTGATATAGATGAGATTAGACGTGGACTTTGAAATTAAGTATAAATTAAAAAATAAGGCTCACCATACTGATACTCAAATTCATAAATCTCATCATAAAAACCACTTATAGCAAGATCAAAAGCTAATCTAAGGCGAGGACTTTTTGATAGTGATCCTTTTGTTGAATTAATTAAAAGCTTAATTAATTCAGAAGTATTCCCATTGAAATATCCCTCGTTATAAGGCTCATAGATTAAACCTTTTAATTTCTTAGGAGTTTTGATATAAAAAAATTTTGACCACATTGGAAAAGTACTTCTAATTGTAGCACTATAATCATAAGCACCGGTTGATTGATCAAAAACCCATCGTCTTTGCCCAGGAATACTTACGCCTAGTTGTTGGATCATACTATCTATAAATTTAAGATAATATGAATTGATAATTATTTGCATTTTAATTCTTTCTTTTTAGAAGCTTTACCACAATCTATACACCAGTTTGTGTAACCAGCTTTAAACTGAGCAGCTTGTATTTTATGAGTTTTATTAAAACCAGAACATTCAACTAAATAAAGTCTTATTTTAGTTTTAGATCTTGGAGTTTGATATTTCATACCAAGATCTTTTACAAACTTTAACATTTATTTGTCTTTTACAAAGTTACCATTTTCAAGTAAGGTGCCAGTACGGTTTTTGATCTCATCATAAGCGAGGTTCCAGCATTCGTTAAGATCAAAGTCTTCGTTATCACAAAGTAAATTTAAAATGATCATAAAATCTTTAATAATCAAAGTTAATTTGTCATGATTTTCTCTAACAACCGTTGAACATAGTCGACCATAATTTATACCTAAAAGTTCACCTGGTGTGATAGGTGTTCCTTTAAATTCTTCAGTTATCGCTTGTCCATCCATTGTAATACAACAAGTAGTGATCGAGGTTTTATTCAAGTTAGCTATCATAGATAATACTACTACCATATCGCCGATCGCATCTTTCATTTGATCCATATTTGCTGCTTCAAAAAGTTCACCCATTTCTTCACCAAATTTCAAAGTTTGTGTTGGTATCTTTCCGTTAATAGTTATCTTTCTATCATGACCCCATTTTTCAGTTAATCCCTGTAACTCTAAATTTGTATATTGTTTCATTATATTTTCTCCGTTTTAATATTTAATTTATTGAGGAAATCAATCCCACTCATGTCGCGATAAACTTTATTATAAATTACTTTGATAATACCAGCTGAAGCCAAAAGCTTAGCACAAGTTTTACAAGGTGCCATTGTTACATAAAGTGTACAACCGTTGGTCTTGATCCCTTCACGATTACAGAAGGTCAAAATGTTTTGTTCAGCGTGAATAACAAACTCATTTGTAACCAATCCGATATTGCCACAATGATCACAACCACCCGGTCTACGGGCAAATAGACCATCACATTGCGGACAAGTTTCTTCGCAGCGATTATCAGCACCGGGTATAGTACCATTATACCCGCAAGCTACGATCCGACCATCTTTACTAAGTACTGCACCAACCTTCTTTCGTTTAGCATACGATAATGAGGCGAAATTCATTGCTGTTGCCATCATTATACTATCTATATTTGGTTCCATCATTTTAACTCCTCGAATTGTTTTATTAAGTTACTACGGTATTTTATAGGATCTGTTTTTCTTATATTATCACTCTTCAATGGTTCTTTCGGCCTACCAACTATAGAACTTGGTAAAATCCCTATATAAGCCCGACGTAATGCAACCTTATCAATACGATCATTGTACGATAATCCCATAGCATATCTAACTATATCTAAAGCCATAAAAGGACTTCTAACTTCTTTTGTATACCACATTGACATACGATCCAATCTAATATTATGGTAAAAAGGTAGTTCATCAAAGATATCAGAATATTGAGAGTCATATTGGTTCATACGTTTATATCCACCAAAAATTTCATCAGCACCATCACCTGTAAGGATCACTGTTTCCTTTACTTTACTAAACAAAGCGAACTGAGCATTCATGCTACCTAGATCAACCGGCATTTCCATAGCTATTAAAGCTTTTTTATGACTAACGTTTATAAGCCACTTATCTATAGTTATCACGTTCGGATCTAGCATTTTCGCATACTTTAGATCCTCTTCATTATCAACACAATATGTCGTAACCTCATAACCTAATTTTTTAATATGATAATAAATAATCGAAGAGTCTAAACCACCAGATAAAAGTAAACCTATTTTTTCATGACCAACTAATCTATTTTTTACAGCTTGTTCGATAATTTCTCTCAATATTTCAGATCTATAACCAGGATTAAAGAGATTAATATCCTTATTTGGTTCAATAGGATAAATTGACTTTGAAGCAGATATTAAATTTAAAGACTTATCAAACTTATAAATCTTATTTGGCAAAAGTCTTTTTATTTCATTATAAGGTGTACGATCGTTTGTAACATAGCCGAATTTTATTGTATGAGCAATGAACAATTTATCTTCAGTCATACTCGAATCATATAGACCGCGTATCTCTGAAGCAATACCTTGATCTGAGTAGTATAGTTGTTTCTTGCCAAGCGGATCAGTAAAGACTATAATCTCTTTAGATATTTTATTATAAAGTATAAAGGAATAAAAACCATCAGTATTAAAGATCCTATTAATTTGATCTGTACTATCCCAGGAGTCATCTTTCCAAATTGATTTTATATAATCTAGATCATTATCAAACTCTTTAGGTATATCAAATAATTCTCCATTAAAAAGAATAATATGATTTCTTGTTTCAATAATAGGATTATTCCAAAGCCTTGTTTGTATGGGTAAATGTTCGTGTACAAGAATAAGTCCACTATAACTTGTCACATGGGTTTTTATACCTCTATGTGACATTTGCTGTCTATATGCCGTTTTACTTATCATAATTCCACACATTATAAAAGTCCTATTGATTTTTTAAGTATATAATCATCATCTTTGAAACAATGTAATGATGTTACTGCGAAATGAAGATCACCAACTTTACAATCTAAATTAGCTTTTTCAATAATATATAAAGCTAATCTATTTGCCAAATAAAGGTCATTATGCATGTGTCTCAATATGTCGCAAGACCTCATTGGATAAAATAGATCTAACTGCCCATTACGGACGATAAAATGATAACCTAGTGTACAGGGAACTCTCTCACCTTGATCTGCTGCAGCGATATCTTCTGGAAACCAAATTGGAAGATAAGCCTGGCGAGTATCAGGTTCTTTTTTAAGAAGTGATATAAGGTTATTTAGATCACCAATAGGAAATCGAATACCTTTTACATGATTATCTAATATCCCCCCAATTCTTGGCCAAAATCTTTCAGGATAAGTGTGACTGAATTTGGTACCATTCATATATTTCTCATTACCTCTTAACCAAAGTTTATGACTCGGTGGTGGATTCAAGGGTACACCTCCAACACGTTCTTCAAAATGTAAGTTTGCCCAAGGTAAAAATGGATCGCACTCTTTAGTTAATTGCTTAAGATCTCCGATCATAGGTATCGAGATATTTGCATGTAAATATTCTTTAAATTCTGGTGGATTTTCTATACCTTGCCACTTCTTAGTTCTAATGATCTTTCCGTGAATATATACTAAAGACCTAAGTTGATGTATTGCCTTTCTCATATTATTTCCTTTTTCTAATAATATCTAACCATAGTTTTGAATAGCTACTAAGATCTAAAGCACTATCTTCGTGTATTGGTGAGGTAACCAATCTTACAAGCTTTGATACTACATAAAAGAGAAAAGTCTGAAAACCTTTAGGATAATGGGATATACCCCACCTTTTAACATTCACTCTTTTAAGAATAACCATGATCTCTTCAACCGCATCAAGATGATCATCAAATTCACCATATATTTGACCCCGTTCATTTTGAACTTCTTTAATTTCATCTTTTGGCATTTCTAGACTCCATATCTCTAAGAGCATACCATACTACAAGACTTAAACTAATCTTTTTCATTTTATTTCCTTTTTATTATTACTTCATTTAATCTTGGTAAATCTTTACCAGTTAGCTTTTTATAGCACTTTTTAACATTCGTGTATTCTTGCAATTGTTCATTAGTATTAAAGCCTCCTCTCCCGTGATATACTTGCCAGATATAAATACATCGCTCACTTGTATAATCTTCTTTTTGAGGAAAACAAATAGAACATTGCTTACTTTTATATTCTTCAAAACAATCATCACATATTTTCATTATATGATCCTTTTAAGTTCTTCTTTAGTTCCCCGGATAGTTATATCACCGGTAAAAGAAGATTCCTTAAATTTTAATTTAGCTGATTTTGCAGCTTGTATATAATATTGTCTTTGATTGGGGGTATAAATTTTAAATATCTTTTTCATTTTTTATCCTTTTATCTTTTTATGTATAGTCATTATAATATTAAATACATTAAGATGACATTAAGATTATAACCAATTTGGACATTTATCTTGAAGCCAACAATGATCACAAGATCCATCAGGTAAAGCGACTCTTTCGCAATAGTTCAATTTGATCTTATCTATATACCTATTCGCTGCGATCATTCTTTGACCCGTAGCTACTGTTTCTACACCCTCTAAATGATCTTTAAAGATATTTGCTAAGTAAGTGGTAAATTGGACCGGCATGGCCTTACCTACTTGTCTGAAGCCTTTTCCGCCCCAATGATCTTTATCTTTAAGAATAAATTCAAAGTCATCAGGGAATCCTTGTATTCTTGCTCGTTCCCTAATTGTAAGAGGATAACCGGTTTTATGATGGAAGGTTGCAACACCTCCTGTAATAACCATTGAATATGTCTCAGGATTTTTAGCTGTACCAGGTTTACGACTCACTATTCCATCAGGTTTAATATAAGGTAGAGTTTTTCTTGAATCAGAATTTCTTTGCCAATATTCATGAATGTCTATCCATTTTATCATAGGTATTTCCATTTCATCAACTAATTTACTAAATTGAGCTTTGTCTTGGGGATCAACTGGATGGTGGTTTAATACATCATCAAATTCTTCAACCTCATATTGATCCATTGAATCAATTTTAAAATCAAATTCGTTAGGTTTAAATATAAAGTTAAGTTCTTTCTTAGCTCCTATAATAAAAAACCTTTTGCGATTTTTCTGGGGATTACCATAATGATAATTACTTACCCATTCAAAAAAGATATCATAATCAGGAAACTTCTCAATCCAATATGAAGCAGGGAAAGTCTCAGCCATTTTTGGTAAATTATCCATAGCAAAGAATTTTGGATTAATCTCTTGTACAACTCGGATAGTTTCTGGGATCATTCCTATACAATTTTGTAAATGATTATCTTTCTTTTTTGTAAGATTGAGACCAGAAAAATCTCCGCAATCATCATGAACCATAACTACGTCAGCACCTTTAAGATAATCAATATCATTATAGTCAATGGTATAAGGAGCTTTGAAGTTATGTTCAAAAGTTCCAGTATTATAGTAGTTCCGCCACTCGACGTTTCCTAGCACTTTATACCCAAGAGCTTGAGCTCCTATCAGCATTGATCCCACACCAGAGGTTACTCCGGCAATTGTTAGTTGTTTCATTTTATTTCCTTATATAAAGTTTGGTAATGTACCAATAAAGGGTTCAATTAAATAACCTTTCTTTAATTGGTTATACCGGCATAAAGTCGCACTATCGTCGGAATCTATTACAAAAATCCAATCACCTTCTTTTGGCTTCCATGTTTTCAAAGAAGAAAACCATTCTTTACTTTTTGCACTTATACCTTTAAAATCAGAACACTTTAGTTTGAATGGCTCAGAGCTTCCAAACCGCCTATTAGTAACCCAATCATCTATTTTATGCTTTGCCATTATAGTTCCTCCATATTATTTTTAATATCCGGGTGCCAATCAAAAACTAATTTTTTATATTTGCCAGTTTGTTTGTTTCTATAAACAAGATATCCTTCTTTTTCCATATTTTCAAGAGTTTTCACCCAAGTCAAATTATGTTTAATTTTAGATAATTTTAAACCGAACTTATAACAGAAAACAGGAACAGCAGGGGAATTTATTGTCAATATTGTATTTAAAGGTAACCCCAAAATATAATCTCGATAGTTTTCGTAACTATTTACTTTTTTCTTTTCAATTTTCTTTTTAGTTTTTGGTTTAGTTGAAGATGTAAATTCTTCAACTAAAGTGAGATCGTGTTTTGATCTTTTAACTGAGGTTTTAACATCAGATTTTCTTTTAGCTTTATACCAGATTTTGCCAGTAGAGTCTTGAGCTGCGAATTTAGGATCACTTAATCCGTGGGGTCCAGTTATTTTTACTTCAATCATCATAGTTCCTTTTCTATTTTCTTTAAAATTATTGCAGTTTGATGCCAAACCTTCAGAGGTATATTGTTTATTTTTTCATAAGTATTCATGAAAAAAGTAGTTGGAATATGTCTATGAACAAATGACCCATAATGAACCATTTCAGGATTATTCTCAAGAATATTATCAATAATCAATTTATGAAGATTATATGGCTTTTTATTGTTTGTTGGATCTTTTATAATTATACACAAATACCCTCCTTCTTTAATATAAGGAATATATCTTGTATAAAGTTTATGGATATGTTTCTTATAATATTTTTCTTTCCATTTACCAATATTATCTGTATGTTTATAGTCACCATATTGCTCCTGATCTTTTGGCCCGAAAGGTGCATCTGAAGATTGTGAGCCAAATGTTAGATATGGTGTACCATTTATTAAAAGTTGTATAGAGTCTTTTTCTAAAAAAGTCTTGGGATCAACAGTTAATGCATTTCCACTGATGACTGTTCCTCTATTTTCAGTCATATATTTTGTAGTTTCAGGAAACTCTAATTCAATCCCCACACCAATTCGATTATTATTTTCAGCTTCAACTATAGCAGTACCTGTTCCAACAGTTGGATCAAAAACTATATCACCTTCTTTAGTTAGATTGTGTATTGCAAAGCGATAACCCGGCCAGTGACCAGGATTGTTATGAGGAAACTTTTTATTATCAATTTTAGGATAATACTTTTTTCTTGCAATTTGTGAATAATATTTATTTTCTTTACTGTTGAAAATCTCTCCTAAAAATTTACCTTTTGTACAATATTCACATTTGCAATGATAAATTGGGTCTTTCTCAATAAAACTAAGACGCTCTGTGGGAGTTACATTGTTACAATGTTTTGACATTTTGTTTTCCTTTTATTACTTTATTTATAAGTATATTATAATTCATATATCATTAAGAGTTCGTTAAGAGTTCGTTAAGATAATCATATAAATTATCTATTATTTTACTTTTTGTATTTAAAGGAAATCCACCCAATATATCTTTAGCTTCAGATATAGCTATTTTTTGTTCATCTTTACTTTCTGACTTACTTGCAAGAAGTAAATATTTACCTATTATTCCTATAAAATATAATTCAATATTTTTAATTTCGGGTTTTGACATTTTGTTTTCCTTTTATCATTTTATTTTTGATAAGAGCATTATTCCTAATCTTTCATTAAGACTACATTAAGAACTCATTATCCATATAAAAGTTCCAAATAACATCAAAATGAGATATTGAGTTAGTAAAGAAGCCAAAGCCTTTAGCGTCATTCACAGCATTGAGATCATATCGCTGTAGCTTAGTAACATCCCTGAAGTCTTTATTCTCAGCCTTAACTTCTATAGCAAAGTAGAATCCTTGGTAGCAGCCGTGTATATCAACAATACCTTTTCGGTTTGAAACTACTGTTTTAATACTATAACAATTTATAGACTTTAGGAATTTAAGAATATAAGTTTGAATTTGTTTTTCAGACTTCATTAATAGTTTTTATAGACTTTCACTTTTTTAAATTTGAAGTCGGGATCAAGTAACCAGTTGAGATCATCTTTTCTATATATAAAGTCTTTGATCTTTTCTTTAACTTTTTTGATCTTCTTTTTAGTTTCTACAATCTTAGGTGAGTCTTCAATTTCCTCAACTTCATCAAACATATCTACGATATTTTCTTCTTTAAGTGGATTTAAAGTAAAGCCATCCCATAGCTTGAAAGTCTTCCTATTTCTTTTGAGATCGCGGCAAAGCTTTTTCGGGATCCAGCATCTACCAATAGATAATTCAAATAAATAAGCTTTTTCTGTTTCAGCTTCTATTGAAACATATCTCATACCATGATGGTTGAAATTTGGATCATAATCAAAGCCGTTATATCCACCTGGATCATTATCGTATAGTAAACTATCCCAAGCATCGCCTTCGTGATCAAATGTATCGCTCATTTTAGTGCCTCCAATAATTCAGATTGTGTTACATCTTTTTTGGCTAAAGATCTCATCAGTCTATATTCTACATCACCAATAGCGAGATGGATAAGTCTTACAGTATTCTTTTGACCCGATCGATGTAACCTTTTATTAAGCTGCTGATAGTTCTCTAAGCTCCAAGTAAAACCTAACCAGACCAATAAGCAACCCCCGTGCTGAAGATTTAGGCCATGACCAGCAGAAGCTGGATGGACTAACATCATCTTGATCTTACCTTCATTCCAGGTCTTGACTTCTGATCCCTCTTTACTCAAAACAACTGCTTCAGGGTATCGCTTCTTAAGTCTATCTAATTCGTGTTTAAAATTATAAGCTATCAGCATATTATCGTTTGGGTTTTCTTCTATCACTTCATCAAGTGTATCAAATTTTAAATCGTGTATATGGTGTACATTACTCTCTTCATCATATATTGCCCCAGAGGAGAACTGTAAGAGCTTATTTGATAGTGTTGCGGCTGACATAGCAGTGATATTCTCACCTTCCATACTCATGATCATATCTTCTTCAAAATTTTTGTATTGTTTCAATAGTTTAGGTGTAAGAGGTGTATCGATAACAGATGAAACTACCTCGGGTAGATTAACATTACCTTCTGTTGGTACATGATAAACAATATCTTTGATTTTTTCTTGTATGCGTTCAGCTGATCCTTCTTTGAGAGTATAGTTGAAACCCATAAAGTCTTTATCAAAATAAGTGTTTCTAAATCTAGTAATATTTTTACCCAATCTTTTACCTTCGTCGAGTATATAGATCTGAGACCATAGATCCATATAGCCGTTTGGTGAGGGTGTCCCCGTGAGGATCATTCTTTTGTTAATATACTTTAAGACTTTTTTCAAAGCTCTAAATCTTTTCGATGTAGGATTTTTAAATGAGGTACTTTCATCAATAGCTAATAGATCAAAAGGCCACTTGCTCTTATAGTAATCTACAAGCCAAGGAATATTCTCTCTGTTGATAACATAAATATCAGCTTTTTTATCCAAAGCTGCAAGTCTTGTTTTAACATCACCTGTGATGATCGAGAAACCCAACTCTTCAAGGTGAGACCAGTCATCAGACTCATTATGCCAAACTGTATTCGCCACTCTTAGTGGTGCAACTATAATCGGCTTAATAACTTCAAAGTCATTAAGAAGATCTAATATTGTTGTTAGGGTAATTGTTGTTTTACCTAAACCCATATCGAGGAATAAAGCTGAACCTTTGTGATCCTTTATGAACTGAACACCTTTGATTTGATAAGGTCTATGATCATCTCTATGAAACATAATCTACTCCTAAATCTTTTAAGTGACCAATTGCCAAATCAATATAATAATCAATATCTAAATCGCCAGGAATTTCATTATCAAAAGGTAAATCCATAATCGGTCTAGCATTATCACTTTTTGCTACTTTGTTACCATTCTTTTTGGATACGATCTTTTCACCGTGAGTAGAATAATACCAGCGTACAACTTTACCAAGATATTCTTCTTTCCATATTCCGCCACCTGTAACATTTCGACAAATAATGAATTCTCTTACATCTTCACAAGCTCTGATCGTTTCTTCAAGTGGTGTTTTATCTAAAAGATATTTCTTAATCGCATCAAATACAATATAATATTCGGCATTCTTTTTAGGAGTAGGATCACCATAAGCACCTTTTGATTTTGTATAACCAGGATATATGGCTACATAGTTGTTGACATCACGAGCATACAAAGCTACATACTCAGCGTGATCCATTGTCATACCTGTTTCCAGCTCCCAATCATATATAATGGCCTCTATTTTAGCTACTTGGGATCTTTTGCATACATACTCTATACCATCGGTATTTGAGCTTAAAACAGTCACTCCTGCAAGCTCTAGTTGTTCAATGAGCATAACCAAAAGAAGTTGACCAGTTAATGTTACCTGGATCATCAATTCTGGAGCATATACTTTTGACCATTTTGATCCAAATTTTCCAAATAAACCATTAAGGGTTAATTTTGTTGAATCACTCTCAGTTTTTTTACCAAGAGCTTTTGATCCGGTTACGGGATGATTCCTGGCCCAATAAAAGGCTGTATAAATATCTAAGAAAATTTTACCAATATTTGAAGGATAGTATTCATATTCGATGATTTCTGAAGGATAATATGATCCAACATCTGCAGTTCGTATAACGTATTGATCATCTGACTCAAATACTAATTTCTTTTCTTGTGAATGTATACCACCAAGACCAAATTTATATTTTGTTTCACCAATTTGAATAGGTTTTGATAGCCATTTTGGAAGTTTTGGTTTACCACTTTTATCCAAGGTAAAATCCTCATTTTGAACATTAATTAATAATTGCTTAAGATCTTCTCTAACAAAGCTTACACAATCAGGAGCTTTATATTTGAAAGTGTGATTAGATTTTAGTGAAGCTTTTTTAATTCTTACACCGCTCTTTGCGATTTCTTGTATCATAATAGCTTCAGCGATCTGAGCATCCCCTTTTGACATCAAGTCCATTTGGTATTTATCACTCATAGCATACCGTAGATCGATAGCATCTTTTATTTCATTATATAGATCTTCAGTTGTATCAAGATCGTTGATATTATATTTTGCCCAGATTTTAAATTCTTCTTCAGTTAAATATTTATCGTGTTCGTAAGGTAGATCTTGAAGCCTATCAGAATGAAGTCTCGCTCCATACATTTTCAAAGATACCATGACACCTGGTGCAGGTTCAAAGAGATCGATATGAACAATACCTGGTACATGTTCAACATCAAATTGCTTCATAGCTAACCAGCCTGGCATATTCTTTTCGATCATAGTCGAACTCATCTTTTTCAATTCAGAAACAGAAGCTCCCATTAACGATTTTAAGATCACTGGCATATCAAATTTTACACCCCCGAAAGTAACGTGACCATGTTTTAATAGTGTACCTCTCAATTTCTTTCTTTGTTCGATCGTAAAGCGGGCATTTTCGCCTCTTAAACTCATTTGCAGTACTTTGCCTGACTCAACACCTTTAAAGCCAATGAGGAACGCATTTGGAGAAGCTTCTATATCACAAGTAACAAGAGTCTTCCTAGCGATAAAATGTTTCATACTTTTGACCAAGTAGCTATTTTTGGAAGTTTGTCTAATTTTTTATTAAGTTCAATGAAGTTTTGGGTTTTTCTTACAAGATCTTTAACCTTTAGCCAATCTTCGATCGAGAAACCATAATGTGAAGCATAAGCTCCATTAGCTACAAGTAAGACCAGACTGATCTGATTAGGTTTTAAGTTTATATTTTTATCCATCATTTTATCCTTTTAATTTTTAACTCATAATAGCCTGCCAAAAAGACAGACTACAATCAACTAAAGATCTTCATCTTCTTCAGATACTTCATCGAAGTCATCAGCTTCTGCTACAGTAGCATCACCAAATGATTCGCCATCTTTAACAAACTGAATACCTAGAAGGTTTGCGTTGATACGTTTACCCCAATTGTTATCTTGAGCCCAGGGATCAATAATGGCATTTACGAAACAACCAGCATAGAGTATCTCATCCTCTTCAACGATCGGTTCTTTTTGTCCAGTTAGGAGTGTAGGTCTTTTACTGTTTGCAGCTTTAACCGCCCACATACCTTGATAACCATCATACTCTTTTTCATCATAGATCTCATCACCATCTTGAATACATAGCTTTGAATTTGCGACTTTGATTTTTGCAGTAGTTTTACATTCATTGATCGCTGCTATAACTTTGTCATACGTTTTGGTGTCAGTCTTTGGAAAAAGTAGAGTAGCTTCATATTTGCCTTCTTTACCTTCAAATACACTTTTTTGAAATAAACTTGGAAAACTTAATCTTGCTTTTGGAATTGTAACTTTTGACATTTTATATCCTTTTAGATTTTGTCGTTTTATCTTTATATTTGGTTTGTCGTTGGAGGAAGCCATCCAATGGTAACCTTTCAAGTTGTAGTTCAGATAAATAATTACTTTTTATCCTATACACCCTACTCAGTATCTATACTTCATATTCACCTACCGTAGACAGGGACCAAATATATTATTTAGAGATCATCATTATCATCATCGATGATATCAAATTCTTCTATGACTGGTTTTTCAGCCGGTCGCTTATCTGACTCAAGAGCTATTGTTAATTCTCCTTGAGGTCTTATCCAAAGATCATTGAATTTCTTTGTTTTGGGTGCTGTCATTTTACCTAAGATCTTTTCAGCTTGGTTTGGTGTTACCAATTTACGGGGAGCAATATCATCAAGCTTTTCCCATGATTTCAATTTCTCATAAGCTTCACTTTCATCAGTCCATTTTTTATGCTTAATCTTTTTTACCAACTTGTAACCAGGGATATCTTCACCAAGTTCAAGCTTATCAAATATACGGTTTTCAATAGCCTTCATCCAAGTAGTTATGAGACTAACTGACTTATAGAAATTAAGGGCTTTTTCCAAAGGTACTACTTCGCCGATATGTTTGATATTCTCATTTTGGTGATTTTCGGTAAGCTCATCAAACATATCTTCAACTTGATCCATAAGTGCTGGACAGAATGAAGCTGCCTGACACCATTGACACTGACTGTCACCAGGTACACATATAGCATCCTCTGTCAAAGCCATTTTAGCTGCAGGTTTAACGATTTCATCGATCCAGTCGATTAACTCATCAATTATAATAGTATGAGAGTTAGACTTATCAGAGCCTGTTTTGGAATTGTTTTGTACAATATGGAAAACAATATTCTCAATATCGTGAAACATTTCTAACTCTTTAAAAGCACCATGACCGTATAACATCAGTTGAGAATTATCTTTGGCTGAAACTAATCCAGCACCAGTCTTAAGATCAATAATATGTAAATTACCGTTTTCAATTACAATAGCGTCTGAGTGGCCAAAGGTTTCATCAGCAATATCTGTGAGATCTATTTTCATTTCTGCGATCATTTCTGAATTTGGACATCGATTAGCAAGGTCCATAACATACTTAGCATAAAAGTCGGCTTCTTCAAACATATCCTTAGCCAACCATTCAGCTTTAGACTCACCTTCAATAGTGATACTTATACCAGCATGGCACTCTTCGCCAAGAAGAATATTTTCACCGGCTTGGTGGATTACTGTACCTCTAAAGGCAGCATCACCAGATTTATTTTCAAGATTTGCTGTCATCCTTACTGAGCCGGGGCAATTAAGCCATCGACTCGATCCAGAAGGACTCAGCTTTGCATGAGCTCCTGGCATTATAGAGCCTTTAACTCTTCTGAAAGTGCTTCATAATCATTAGTATCAACTTCTGATAACTTTGCACCATAAGCACTAATCACATCTTTTACAATAGCTCTATCAGTCTTTGCTACTGCAGCTTTTGCGATTTTTGTAAGTTCAGCGAGATCAATACTTTCAGTTTTAGTTTCAGGTTCTTTAGCTTCTGATTTTTCAACTTCTGGCTCTTTAGCTTCTGGCTCTTTAGTTGTTAATCTTTTAGTTGTAGTTTTCTTAGCTGCAGATTTTGAAACTTCTTTTCCTAAATAAGCTCCAAGCATTTTCTGTGCAGCAACTGCATCCTCGTGGTTTTCGATTGTAAGTATTACTTTCATCGTTTTATCCTTTTTGTTTTAATTTTTATAACATAGTTATTATACTATATTTACATTAAGCTATCATTAAACAGTAATTAAAGTTAAATTATTAATCGCTCTTCCCATAGCCACTTCTTTATGGTCTTTAGATGGTAAGTCGTCCCAATCTATTACTACACTATCAAAAGCCTTTCCTTGAGCTTTATAAGTAGTTCTAAATTGGTGATGTCTGGCATAAGGTGAATTCTTTAAATTAAAGTAGTTTACCCAGAGTTTTCTGAGCCGACGATCTTCTTCATTACTTAGGCTTCTTTTCATATAAGCTGTGTCATTGGTTCGATACTTACTTTTCATTTTTGACTGATAGTCTTGTGCTGATTTAAACCTCCTTTTTAAAATTGATTTATAACGAGTATAATTACCTATAATGACTTGAGGTATTTTACGAAACTTATTAATATGGATCGAGTCTTTGTTTTTCTCATGATCTTCAAGAATAATTACATTACATGACCAAAGTCCCTCTTCGATCAATCTTGGTTCAGATTTAACAACTATAAGATCATTATTATTAAAGTATCCTGTGGTCCTTTCACTACCTCTTACAATGATCTTTTTTTGAATACTATCATCGCAGCCACCAAATGTCAAAAGTGTATCACCTAATTTGGCATGACTATAACCAAGTAGATGTTTTTGCATCTTACTCAGAGTAGAATTTGTATGTGCCATGTACGTTGTATTAGGATCGTATCTAAGCTCTTTAATCTCACCAACTGTATTAACAATTGGTAAAAGTTCTTCAGTCTTTCTAAAGTGATCCATGATCGATCTAAGGTCTTCATTATGCACTCGATAATTATGATCCAGGTAAACAGTTACATCACAAAAGTCTGACCAATCAACCTCACTATCTTTGATCGGTTTTAATTGCTCAGGATCACCAAAAAGAATAAGTTTTTTAGGCTTAATTCTACTGAGAATGCCATTTAGCATTTTCTCACCTAACATAGAAGCTTCGTCGATAATTATTATCTTACCGTCAGCGTTATCTGTATCAACTTCATCGAGAAAAAAACTGATAACATCTTCTTCTTTGTCAGCTTCAATATTTATAGTTGGTTTGACTTTGAAAAATGAGTGCATAGTTTGTCCACCAATATTCAAAGCTGCTGATTGAGTTGGAGCTAATAAAACAAACTGATTTGGATCAAGCTTATTTACCAATCTTTTGATGATCTCACTTTTACCTGTACCACCCGGGCCAGTGACAAACAGTGTCGCTATTTTATCATTTAACGAGAGCTTCATGGCTCTTTCTTGATTTTTACTTAATTTCATTAATAACTCCTTTCTGGTATTGGATTATTTATTGGTTTTTTATTTAGATTTTGATCACTCACTATTATCTTTTTATCAACATTATTATAAGTCCTATAATTAGTAGTTTTAGGAGAAATTAAATAAGTCATAGTAATCTCAGAAAAGATCATTTTAATTATCTTTCTCATCCCACTATCCACCTTTCTATCATGAAGGGGATTAGTTCATTTTTAATCGTAAAGATAGCTAATACCACCAAAGCTACCCAAAGATATTTTTCTACTTTAATCATTTATGATCTCCTACGATTTTTATCCACTTAAGATTTATAGTAAAATTCTGGTCAGCGAGAAGTTCGCATTGATTAGTGCCTTCATTATAGATCTCGCATATAGGCGCATTAGCTCTTGAGTGTACAATTAGCACGCCCAAGATAATTATTAGTGTTATAATTTCTTTCATTTTTTATCCTTTTATCTTTTTATTTTGTTACTTGATCATTATTCCCAAGAAGTCATTAAGACTCCATTAAGATCTGACTATAATTCCTCATCATCGATCATATCAAACTGGTAAGCTATAAAATCAATATCATAACCTTTCTTCCAGATAGTTACTGCTTCTGGTATAGTAGTTGTTTTGGACTGATAGTAAAATGGACTGATCCCTTTCCAATCGGCTTCAGCAAAGTCTTTCTTACTTAAGGTCTTATAACCTAGTTTCTTAAGTACAGCACGTATCTCTCGTGGACCTACCCCTCTCGGTGTAACTCTTTTGCCATTCTCATCAATAGCCATATCAGCTGCTTCACGGATCAACTTTATATTGATAACTAGTGGAAGATCATCTTTATAAACAAAGGTGATAAGGTCTTGAACTTCATCAATACCCATGATCTTACCTCTTTCGATCTCAGCCAATTCTTCTTTGTGTTTAGACTCTGGTGGAAAGTTAGGATTAAACTCACTAATATCTCGCTCAAGAAGAAAGGTTTTGAACTCTGTACCATAAGGTGAATGTTCTTGTGCTAATTCATGTAATGGTGAAAAATAATCTTGTAAACTGATACCTATTTTTTTCTCAAGATCTTTAAGTGAACCTATTGGTGAGAATACTAACCACCATCTACGATCGTGTTCATCAATAGGTAAAGCGTCCTTATAGTTTGTAAATGCTAGGAAATTACATGTGTTCCTAACTTCTGATGAAACTTCAAATTTCTCAACTCGAGTTATCGTATGGTTAGTGATCAACGGTTTTAATTGATTAAGAACCTCATAGCGATTATGACCAGATAATTTAATCTCTTCTAATACTCTCAGCATTTTGCTTGAAGCCCAAGAATTGTTTTTCTCAGCGATAATAACTGAGTCAACTACCCCGGCATTTTGTTGACCAAAAACATGATAAATTAGTAAATTACCTATAAGTGATTTACCAATTCCCTCAACTGATTGTATAAGTGGAACCCATAAAATCTTTTTACCAGGGTTTTGAGCTGCATAAGCCATCCAATCTAAAAGGATTTGAGCTTCTTTATTACTACTAAGTATAGATAAGTGTTTAATGAATTTATCTATTAGTTTTTGGCCTTGTTGAGTAATCGATGTTCCAATAGGTACAGTTTTTGGATTAAATAAATTTAATACTTGCTGACCAGTATCACTTTTAAATATTCTTTCATTAATTGTAGGATTATATTCATGGGAAATTGCCATAGGTATAACCCCGTTTCCAAAAGCTGTTTGTATGGTCATGGTTTTCTTTAGTCCTATTTTTTGTGATAACTTATATAAAGGATCTTTTAAAATCATACCAATAGTCTCGAGATCATATCGTCCTCCGGTACTTATCTGGTAATATGGACATCGAGTAAATGAGGAAACTCTTACAAAGTCAGCAAAAGGATTTTCTTCAATAATTTCAGCTTTGATCACTTCTTTATTTACATGATCTAAGCCATAGAGGGGTTTTGCTATTTTTTGAGCACTATTATATGAAAGTATTTCTTCTGTAAGTTTATAGTATTTCATTTGTAAAGATTTTACTATTTCATTAATGATTTTTGATCGAGGAATCTTTGGGTATTGTACCCACATTGGTTTAGCAAATAAATCAATAAGATCTTCTTCATATTCTGTTTTATTAATAAGATCTAAAAGCTTATTAATTTTATTTTCCATAGCATGCATATAAAGTGTTGCCATTGTTCTTGGTGGACCTTGATAATTACCTACTTCTTTCCATTTTTTAAGACAACTATCTCGATCATCATAATTGTCAGAAGTTTGACTCCAGCGATCAAAAATATTAAAAGCTTTTTCAGTATTGCCAAGTTCTCGTTTTATAGCAGAAGCATTTGCCATCCATTCTTGATATTCAGATGAATCAAGCCATTTTAATAATAGTTCTACTTCTAATGGGGTTTTACTCTCATATAAGTCGTCTAAATTGATCATAGTATCATTTAACTGACTTACTACAACGTCTATAACCAATAGATCACATATATCATTGACTTCAGCGATATCAAGGCTTAAAAGCTCGTATACGTAATCTTTCTTTTCAAAAATTATTGTCTGACCTCCAGCTACTGCATAAGGTGTACATAATCTATCATTAGCTCTATGAGAAATAAAATCTATATCTGGATATTCTTTTTGTTCTATCTTTATTGGTTGATCAGCATAAACATAAATATGAAGTCCCCCGGATCCAGTTTTGACATTTGGTACTAAATCCATCATAAGATCTGTTTCTAATTTAGCAAGAGATTCTAAGCCTTTTTTACCTTTTTTTATATCAACATCAATTATAAGTATATTATCTGGTGGCACGATTGCATAATGTTTATCTTCATTATAAGGTGACATAGCTTTACTACAACCACCCTTTTTTCTAGTTCTGGTCTTTAAAGGTTTTTTATCGTTACCCAATTCGATAAGTTGAAAACCTAAATTATAATATTTTGTATAAATAGTTTTATTCATTTACATCCTTCCAATATTATAAAGTTCTTATCAGGTGATCAGATAAAACCGTGAAGGATAGCACAGTAAGACCTCAGGTGATCAGATAAAAACCTAGCGGAGGAAGAATGCTAAGTTAAAAAGAGGTTAATCTGATCACCTGATAAGAACTTTAATAATGACACTATAAGTAAAATTACATTAAGATGACATTAAATGAATTAATTATTTTTAAACTTAAAATAATATTAAATTAAGGGGGAGGGTCCATGGTGGGTATATTACGTATAGTAACTAATACGTATACATGCCTACGCATTACGCGCATTATACGAGAGAGCGACGGTCGTGTGCAATGCACCTATATGCGTACTCGTATTTAAAATTATATACTTTTTTAGCTATATTAGCTTCTTTCTTTATATTACGTAATATACCCACCATAGACCCTCCCCCTTTTAAACTTAAAAATTTATTAAGATTGGAAATTCCTATGTTTTTAAGTTTATAGCATATTAAACCCATGTTAGTTAGAAAATCTTAAATTTCATGTTAATGAGCTCTTAATGTTAATATAGATATTATTTATAAATAAAATTTTATAAGGATGAGGTGTGGTTAAAAAGAAAAAAGCAATAAGAGTTTTAGATCTTATAAAGAATAAATCTAAAGAAATTGAAAAAGCTTATGAAAAAGATGAACTTACTATTAAGGAATTAGCTGAAAAGTTTGGTTGTAGTCATAATACTATGATGATTACACTTGGTACATTGGGTTATAAGGTAGAGCCTTGGGCTATACCTTTTGTTGAAAAAAAGCTTGAAGCTATTAAAAATAATAAAGCTAAACGAACTAAAAAGATTGTTAATTCATAGTAAATATGTTATAATTCAATAAAAAGGAATAAGATTTATGTCTGAAAATTTTGGATTAACAGCTAAAAAATTATTATTTGCTCAGGAGTTTTTGGTTGATTTAAATGGTGCACAGGCTGCTATTAGAGCAGGTTATTCTGAAAATTCTGCTAGATCACAAGCTTCTAGACTGTTAACAGATGAAAACATTCAAGCTTATATTGCTGAAAGACGAAAAGAAAGAGCTGAAAAGCTTGAAGCTTCTGCTGATAATGTTATCAGTGAAGTTGTAAAGTTAGCCTTTCACGATATACGGGATATGTATGATAAAAAAGGTAATCTAAAATCTATACCAGAATTGGATGATATGACAGCTGCTACGATTTCATCTTTTAAAGTTAAACTTGAAAAAAGTGGTGAAGATCAATATGATGTTATTCAGGAATATCGAAGGTATGATAAACTCAAAGCTTTAGAATTGTTAGCTAAATTAATTGGATTATTAGATAAAGACTCTGTAAAAGATCTTAGTGCTAAACCTGAAAAGAAAAGAGTAATTATAGCTAAACGGTCTGAAAGGAAAAAATAATGGAAGAACTTATTCGGTATGCTGAAGCTAATAGTTTAAATGTAATTTTTATAAAACAAAAGAAATTTATTGGTAGCTATAGAAACACTAAAGAGATCATTGGTTTATCTTTAAAAGATAATCTTATTATAAGAAGTAAAGGTTTAAATAAATCTACTACTGTTTTTATAATCGACGATTCATATTTTAATCTTAGACAAACTTTAAAACACATTTCATTAACTCTTTTTTCTTTGGGTGTTGATAATAGGTATTTAATCAATAATTCAACTATAAAGATCATATAATTTGGAAGAAGAGATTGAAGAAGAGATCATTGAGCTAAGTGATCCTCAATTTGAATTTTTGGTCTCGACAAAGAAACATACAGGCTTTGTTGCCGGTTTTGGTAGCGGTAAGTCGTTCATAGGCACCCTTAAATCACTTAATAAGATCATTAACCAAGGTATTTATAAGACTGCATACTATCTGCCTACATACGGCGATATACGTGATATTGCTTTTGATGGTTTTCCTACTGTTGCTGAGATGCTTGGCTATAAGTATAAATTAAATAAGTCTGATAAAGAATTTCACTTATTTGATGATAATGGTATTAAGCTTGGAAGTACTATTTTTAGAAATATGAGTGAACCTGAGTCGATCGTTGGTTACCAGGTTGGTTATACTCTTATCGATGAGACTGATATCCTTAAAGAACATATCATGGACAAAGCCTTCAAAAAGATCTTAGGCCGTAATCGTTTAGTGGTACCAATTGAAGATCCAGAAGTTATTGAAGAGATCGAGTTCCTTGAAGAGCTTGATGAGGTATTAGAAGGAACTTATTTTCATAAAAAGAAACAAAAATGGTGTTGGATCAATAATATTGATGTAGCCGGTACACCAGAAGGTTTCAAATGGTTCTATCACAGATTTGTAAAGAAGTTCTCTGAGCGTACGGATCTACTTATCAAAGCAAGTACATATTCAAATCTTGAGAACTTGCCAGAAGACTTCATAGATACTCTTAAAGCAGAATATACACCAGAACTATTCGAAGCTTATGTCAATGGTGATTTTGTTAACCTCACTAGTGGTACGATTTACTCCTACTTTGATAGAAAGAAACATCACACCAATCGTGAAATTGAGGAAGAGGATATCTTACATATTGGTCAAGACTTCAATGTCGGTGGTTGTTGTGGTAGAGTCCATGTTATTGATCTAGGTATTCCTAAGTTAGTTGAAGAGTATAGTGTTTATGATACTCAGTCAATTATTAATCATTTAGATAAAACATATCCAAAACATAAAATAATAATTTATCCAGATGCTAGTGGTGGTCATAATAAGTCCAATAGTCGTAAGAGTGATATTCAATTATTACTTGATGCGAAATATAAAGTCGATATGCCAAACAAAAATCCATTTGTACAAGATCGGGTAAATTCAGTTAACAATATGTTCTATAGAAATGAATATCTTGTTAATACTCATAGCTGTCCTGATAGCACTCATGCACTTGAACAACAAATTTATGATGACAACGGTGAGCCCGAGAAGTTTAAAGGGGCTAATACGATCGATGATAGCAACGATGCTTGTGGTTATTTTATCAATCGTAAGTTTGGACTATTAAAAGCTACTATCAGTCAGTACAATAAGAAACATACATGATTATGTGGTATAATCATCGATATAATAAAAATATAAGGATCAACTATGGCTAGTGCTCCAGGTGATAAACACTATTTATATGATAAACATTCAAACCAAATAGCAAGAGTAAAAGATGTTTTTGAAGGTATTGATACAGCTAAAAGATATCTTCAGCAGTATAATCAAGAAGATGATCCTGATTATAGAGATCGTATGAATATCGCTACATTAGATAACTTTGTATTTAGAACTGTTGATGATATGAAAAACATCATTTTTAGAAAACCTCTTGATGAAACAGGTATCACTAATAATGATATTAAAACATATCTTAAAACTATTGACTTCACTAACAATATAAATGAATTTAGTAAACTGATCTTAACTAACCGGATCAGAGATGGTCATACTTTCATATTAGTTGATAGTGTTAGCTATGATCCTGAAAAAGTTAAAACTAAAGCCGAGCAAGATGCTTTGAATATTAGGCCTTATTTCGTAAACATTCTTAGAGAAAACATTCTTAGTTGGAAAAAAGATAAGTTTGGCAAATATATTATGATAGTGATTAAAGAAACTTATGAAGTTGAAGATGATTATAGTGTTGATACTAAAGAGCAGATTAAAATATGGAAAAATGATGGTACTGTTGAGATCTGGCGAGATGGTGAAAAGTTTGGTGAAGTAATCGAGACAAACCTTAAAGAAATACCTATAGTGAAAGTTGGTGATGATAATATACCACCTTTATATGATTTAGCCAAAATTAATATTACTCACATGAACCGGGACAGTGAAGTCAGTAACTATTCAAGAGTTGGTGGAGCTGCCTTTTTAGCTGTCTTTGGTGATCTTGACGATGGTGATGCACCTAAAACTCTTGGTATTAATAAAGGTTTGAAATTTAGAGATAAAACTACTTCTGATGTTAAGTGGATCGAAATGGAGGGTACGAATTATGAAATGCTGAAAGACCGTATCCTATATCATGAAGATCAAATGGATCGTATCTCTGTTTCATTCACTACTGAACAAAGTAACAAGACTGCAACACAAGTTAATAAGGAAAGTATGGTTGGTGAAAGTAAAGCCACTGACTATGCTACTGAGCTTGAAGATAGTATCAACCTTGCTATTAGCCTTTTAAATATCTATAAGACTGATGGCCAAGCTTCTACTGATAATCTCATCGAAGTAAATAAAGATTTCGACAGTTCGATCTTAACTCCTGAAATGGTAGTTTCATACAGACTTGATTACACAAGCGGGATCATTTCTTATGAGAAACTTATTGAATATCTTGTAGCCGGTGAGTATTTCAAGGAAATGACTAAACAAGAAATGAATGAAGAAAAAACAAGATTGATGAATAATCCAATGAGTGGTGAGGACCTTTAATCATGTCTTCAATATATGATCGAGAGTTACAGGAAAGTACTCTGTTTGAATTATTCAAATCAGAGTCTTATAGTGATACTATCAAATCTCTAAAATTAGCCCAAGTTGAGATCATTCAAAAGATCTTGTCGATCAAAGGTGATACCTGGACCAAACGAAGACTTCGAGACGTAAAAAAGAAAATTGATAGTG